AGCCCTTCAGCCGGTCGGCGGCGTCGTTGTAGACCGAGGCGACCTGGTCGGGTGTTGTCGCGGTCATGTTCGCGAACGCCTGCATGTAGCCCTGTGCGCGCTTCGCCGCGTCCGCGGTGTCGCTGCGCGCGCCACTGTAGGTGTCCTCGATCTGGCCGAGCGCACCCTTGATCTTCGCGTTGATCATCGACTGCGCCTGCGCCGCCTGCTGGGCGGGAGTGAGCAGCCCGGCACGGAACTGCGAGAGCGCCGCGTTCTGGCCGTACGGGTCGGCGGCAAGGCGCGCGTTGTCGCGCGCCGCGCGCGTTGACTTCACCCAGGAGGTGTAACCGCCGTAGGTGGCGTGCGGCTTGTTCTGCGCCCTCTTCCAGGTTTCGAACTGGGCGGGCGTCAGAAAGTTGTTTGTCTTCCGCTTCGGTACTTGCTCCCAGGTCGTCATGTCAGCCTCCCCCAAGCGGACGGATGGGTGGCGGCGAACATCTCAGGTGTGATCCCCCCGAAGCGAGTGAACTGACGCAGGAAGTCGGTCAGCCCCTGCCGCGAGTTGAAAGACTGCCCGCCCCAGGTGACGGGCCCCGCCTCCCCGGCCGCGTTCGCGAGTGTCGTCGGAGCTGCGATCCCGAAGGCGCTCGCCGCTTCAGGCGACGCGGTCGAGAGATCCCAGGTTGGCCCGCCCGCCTGGGCGAGCCGGAGCGCCGTGTCGCGCGCGGTGTTCGTCAGGTCGGTTCCGGCCGTGTCGAGCAGGCTCGCGTAGCCGCCGACGTTGCCGCGCAGCGCATCAAGCAGCGAGGACATCTGCTGGTTGCGCGCCATCGTGTACTGCTGCTGCAGGTTGTTGCTCGCAACCTCCTGTGTGCCGCCGCCGATCAGCCCTTCGCCGCGTGCCGCCAGCCGGTAAGGGATGTCGTTGCGCGCCAAGTCCTCCTGCTTGGTCAGCAGCGCCGCCTGCGAGGTTGGGTTGCCCTGCGCGCGCGTGATTGTCTCGGCGTCCAGGTCGTCGGCGTAGCCCGCGAGGTCAGGGTTGTCGGCGTAGTTCGGGATGTAGCCGGAGCCGATCACGGCGCTGCGCAGCTGGTTGCGCAGGTTGTTGCGTCCCGTCTGGGTGCGCGTCATGTAGTTCGCCATCGCCGCCTGGTAGAGCGGGTCGTCGAAGAGCGTCGCGTAGTAACCGGGGGGCGGCTTCTTCTCCGGCCAGCCCTGATCGACAGCAGCACCCAGGCCCGCCGTGTAGTCGGGGCCAGGGCTGTACTCACGTCCCGGCTGCTGTGCCCAGCCCTGGTTTCCCCATTGACCGGCACCGATGACGGCCTCCCCGAGGTCACCGGGCGGCTGGTAGATCGGCTGACCGGCGTAGGTTCCGATCACCGGGTTGGAGATCTTCGGGTTGCCGAGCCCACCGACGCCCAGGTTCTGTCCGAGCAGACCGGGGTCTTCGAGGATGCCGCCTGTTTGTCTTTTCGGAGGCTTCGGCGTCGGGATCGACACCATCTTCGGGAAGTCGGTGACGAACGGCTTGAACTTCGTTGTTGCCAAGTCCGCCTCCTCTCAGGCGACGATGTGTTGGTTACGACGACGGCGCTTCCACTCGCGTAGGTACTCACGCCGATGAGCACGGTTGCGCTCCAACCAACCACGTTTATATTCACGAACGCAGACGCGACACACACTCGCGCCACTCGCATTCGTGTAGCGATCGTCGTGATCACACGTCCGGTGCAGAGCACGGTGCGCCTTCCGCGTAACGAGTTCGAGATGCTCGACGTTCTCGCAGACCCGATTGCGGCAGGTGTGGTGGATCTCCACACCGTCTGGGATCGGCCCGTGCTCCAGTTCCCATGCGACACGATGTGCGAGACAAGACTTGCCTCTGTGCGTTACGTAGGCGTAACCGTTCTTCTGCGGATGACGCAGAACGAGACACTCGCTCAATGCGACTCCTAACTCACGACAATGAAATTCAGAACCAGAAACGCGGGACCGTCCAGAGGCGTGCCAGCGGGACCGATGCTGATCGTGTCGCTGATCCCGATCGTGTCGCTGATCGCCGCCTGCTGCGGATTGCGGTCGCCGGTTGTAGCGCCCGTGCCACCGGTGCCCGGATTCGGGTTGAAGCCCTGCGGGTTCGCAGTGAAGGTGACGGTGCCGGTCTTGGTGACGGTGCCGTTCTTCGTGTGCGAGTGGATGATCCCGCGCGAGCCGAGCGCCCGACCCTCGTTCTTGCCGAGCGCGTTCAACAGCGCGAGCACGCCCTTGCCGACCGGGATGCGCTCCTGCATGTCAGGGACGTTGAAGGTGGGGCCACTGCCGCCGTAGCTGTAACCGATCGCCTGGAAGAGGCGCTGCTCGGTGGTGGTCGAGTAGCCCGCACCGTCACACATCTTCGCGCCCGTCGGGGCGGTCGAACCGCCGTAGGGGAGAATGATCCCGGCGGGCAAAATACCGAGCGTCCCTGATGCACCGACACCGGTGATCCCGAGGATCGCGGTCAGTCCCTGGATCGCGCCGATCGGCAGCGAAAGGTCGCTCGTCTCCAGGTAGCTGACCAGCCAGGACTTGAACTGGATCGGCAACGAGAAAGGGTCGGAGAGCAGCCGCTGCAGCAGCTGATACTCCTGCTGGGTGAGCGGACGCTGATCGCTCGCACCGGTTGAGCCGGTCGAGCTGAGCCCGCTGCTCTCGGTGCTGCTCACAGCGTCGAGGGCTCCATCGCCTGCGCGTCAACGGCCAGGTCGTAGATGCGTGTCACGGTGGTCGGCTGTGTCTGGCGGACACGCAGCGCGACACCGTAGGGCGCACGCCAGATCGGCAGGCGGTAACGGGTGTAGTGCGTCGTTGGCGGCAGCCCGCCCATCACCGAGTAGTTCAGGTCGCTCGGCGAAGTGACGAAGCCGTACTCCAGCACCGGCGTGACGGCGACGAGCACATCGGGCGGTGCCAGCGGCGGGCCCTCGTCGGGCATCAGCAGCCCGTCCGGTAGCTCCTTGCGCCCGAGCGGCGCGCTCGTACGCGCGTCATAGGAGAGGTAGGCGAAGCGCGAGCGCTTGCGTCCCTCACGGCCCATCCGGTACCAGGGCGTCTCGATGACCGGCAGCACCGGCTTGCTGTCGGCGTCGTAGATCAGACCGGTGCCGTTGGTGGCGGGGAAGAAGGTAGGGCCGATGCGCGCGAGACGGCTGGTTCCCGCCATCCCCGCCCAGATGCGCTCCATCCCCGAACCACCGGTGGAAGCGATGTAGGAGAGCGCGTAGACGTTCGCGAAGCGGAACCACTGCCGCTTGTTCAGATCACAGATCAGCGTTGTTGCAGTGCCGTCGTTGCGACGGACGGTGATGATGTAGTAGTCGAGGAAGGTGCAGGCGGCCAGCGAGACCTGTCCGTTGTAGAGCAGCCGCCAGAAGTAGAGGATGCCGCCCTGCGAGGCGAGGTTCCGGATCACCGCACCGTCGGTGATGTGCACACCGTGCTCGTCGGCGAATATGCAGTTGTCCTGCCAGTAGGCGATCGAGCGTGGGTCGGTGCAGCCGACACGGTCGAAGAGCGGCTCCAAGTTGAAATCGCCCTCGAAGCCTGCATGAGTGGCTGTCGTGCCGCGGATGCGCTCGGTCGTTCCGGCGTGGAAGACGATCCCGACCGCGCGCAGCGCAGCCAGTCCGGTGACCGGTGCGCGCGAGGGCAGGTTGGAGAGCGAGTCCCAGGCTGTCTGTGGCTGGCCGGGAACGCTGAAGCGGATGTAGTTCTCCTCGCCGGGTGTCCCACCGACGACGATGTACTGGCGGAAGTAGGTGCCGACGGGGGCCTTCGGTGCGCTGGCGTGCATGGGGGCGAAAGCGGGGGGAGCGCCAGCGGTCGGGGCGGTGATCAGCTGCGGGACGGTCGCGCCGGACCCGTCGAAAGCGACGACGCTCGTGCCTGCCTGGATCGGGTTCTGCTTCAGCGCGGGGGCGGCACCCACGTTGCTGGCCGCACCCGTCGTCTGGTCGACCTCGTACCAGCGTCCGTTCGAGGCGGCGACCAGCAGCTTGTCACCGGTGATGAAGTTGCCAAGGATGCCGCCGACCGGGTCACCGCCCAACACGTCAGAGCCCCAGGGCCAGCCACCGCGTCCGGTTAGCCCGGCGTCGATGATCATCGGCACGTAGTCGAGGACATCCCACAGGTAGCCGCGAGGCATCTGGTCGCGCGGGAAGTCGCGGGCGAAGGCGCGCGCGTCGCCGAGCAGGCTGGTCGGTTTCGCCATCAGCCCGTCCAGGCGCGACGGTCGGTGATCGCCCTCATGCTGACCCGGCGTGGTGCGGCGCGCGCGGTGCCGCGCTTGTTCACCAGCGTGCGGATTTGGCGCAGCCTGCCGGTCGTTCCGTCGGAGCCCTCGTAGAGGGCGCGGTAGCGCTCACCGAGCTGCGAGCTGCCGTCATCGGAGTAGTCGGCGCAGCGCCAGGTGGCGTACAGCTCGATCGCATCCTGAAACTCCTCGGGGATCGCGCCGTAGGCCTCGTCGCCTGGCGAGTCGGTGTCCTCGTCCATCTTCGTCGGGCGCAGCACCCCCCAGACGTCGATCTCACCGTCCTCCGCCGGTGTTGGCGTGAGGCGCAGGACGTCGGAGCGGATCAGCGAGAAGGTGAAGGGCGCGCAGTTGACGTAGCCCGTCGGGTAGACGACCGTGCCGACATAGCCGTTGCGCGTCCAGCGCTGATCGCGGCGGGCGCGGTCGGTTGCTCCGTCGTCTACGTCAACGAGCGAGAGGATGCTGTGGTCGAGCGTGTAGATGCCGACGTTGGCTTGGGTGTGCAGATGAACGCAGCGTGCGACACACCGTGTGCGCGCGAGCAGGTCGACGGTGCCGCGGTAGAGCATGTCCTGGATGAGCGGCACCTCGTTGTAGGCGTCGAGCTGTTGGAGCCCCAGCCACTGCTGCACACGGGTCGTCATCTCCCCTCTCGTCATTCGTCCTCCTTCACCTTCCGCGGTAGAGGCGGGCCTGGGATTCGTGCAGTTGCTGCGCGTAACGGTCGGCTGCCTGCTCGCTCGCGAACGTGCCAAGGTGCTGGCCGCTCTGACGCCAATGGTCGATCGCGGCCTCGTTTGAAACGACCCTGTTCCCGACGACGGTAGGCAGGAGCACGAAGCCGCGCGGGGTGCCAACGGTGATCGAGCGAACCGTCGAGATCGTGCCGTCCGGGTTGTGCACGACCGGTCTGTGCGCCAGGTCGATGTTGCCCGGCCTGAGCATTCCCTCGGGGATCAGGTTCGCCGAGCGAAAACCGATGTCCGGGTGCGGACTCGGCGGTGGCGGCGGCAACCTGGTCGAGGAGGCCGGGGCGATTTGCGGCGGTGGCTTCACACGCGGGTCGTAGTCCCTGATGTAGTTGACGATCCGGGTGGGAAGTCCGGGGCGGCTGCGCGGCGGTGGCCTCACGGCTCTCCTTTTCAGTTCACGGCGTGCCACATCACGATCGCGAGCGCACCGAACACGATCACCTCGGCGACGAGTACCGCAACCAACAGCAGAAGCTTCAGCGCCAACTTGATCCAGCGATCCTCGGGCGCGTCATAGTTCGAGTAGCTGAGCGCGTGGAAAGGGCGTGTCACTGCTTGATGCAAGTGAAGAGCGTCGTCTGGCCCTTCGGCGCGTTGATCACCAGATGGCCTGGGACGAAGCCGGTCGGGCAGGAGAGACTCCCGTCGGCACCGGCGGGGCCAGTTGGCCCTTGCGCGCCCCGCGCGCCCGCGGGGCCGGTCGGTCCGGTCGCGACATCGACGGTCACCGTGGTCACCGCCGCGGGCGAACCGGCGCTGAACGCCACCGAGGCGAGGAAACCGGCTGCACCGGCGAGCGCGAGCGTCCCGACAAGGCCGATCGTGAGTGCGTTCCTACGAAGGAAACTCATGGTGTTCTCCGATCTTGATCCCTTCCTTCAGCAGCCGGATCCGCTCCTGGCACTCCCGCTCCATCCGCTTGCGCTGCGCTCTAAGCACGAACAACGCGCCAATCACCGATCCGACCCCCGAGAGAAACGCGCCCGCAGCGGCAACCGTGTCGGCGCTCACGGCTCATAGATCATGTATGGGCGGCAGCAGTTCGTGCTCACGTGCTTCGCGGATGATGCGCGCGAGTACGTACGGGTCCAACTGTTTGTCAGAGCCGACCTCCTGCTTCCACCATTCACGTAAGGCCTCAAGCTTGTCTCTCATCTCACTCCTCCGGGAACCTGACCAACGCGAAACCGCGCACCTCGGACGGATAGCGGACACGCTTGTACGCGCCGCCGCCGTTCGACTGCGAGCCCGACGTTCCCGGCGACGTGTTGCCGCCGTAAGTGGGGATGCCGCCGTCTGACTGTGGCTTGCCGCGCACCATCTCGACGTGCACGCCGTAGCCGCCGATCACCACCAGGTCGCCCTTCTTGATCTTCGCCCGGTCGGTTGTCCAGCCGCGGTAGCACTTCGCGCCCTGCTTCGCGTAGTCCTCGATCGCGCCCACACTCGCAAGCGAAGAGTCGATGCCTTGCACCTCCGCCGCCTCCAGCGCGTAGTAGCACCAGCAGCCGCACCAGGGCTGGTAGCGCAGCCAAGCCTCACCGCCAGCTGTCGCGTCCTGGGCTGCGCGGATCCCGTCCTCGCGGTTGTCGCAGTTCGAGTTGGCGGGCTGCTCGGTGTAGCCGAGACGCGCCTCCATGTGCTGCATCGACTTCTGCCGCCAGTCGGTGTTCGCGTACTGCTTCGCGAAACGTTCCAACAAGTCGATCGCCGTCGCGTCTAGGATCGGCTCTCCGGCCCCGGGGAGGCCGTCGCTGATCCTCGCGGAACGGATCAGGTTGTAGGTTGTCTCGCCCATCCAGCCGGTGGCATCCACAGAGTTCTGACGCTGCAGCCCCGCCAGGCCGTTTTCTGAGACGTTCGGTCCCCGGCCGTGGGAGAAGGCGTTGCTGAACGCCCGGTCGAAGCTTGTGGCGGGTCCCGGCCAATGCCCCGAACGCCACACCCCGCGCTTCACCGCCAGGATGTCGTCGCCGTCCGGGGAAGGGACACGGCCCTTCTTCGCCGCGTCAGGGGGGTACAAAGGCCGAACGAATGCCGGTCCGACCATCGGTCCGCCAGGGCTGGCGTGTTCCCACCACTTGCTCATGTGACCGTCCTCTCCTCGGAGCCAAGGGCGCAGGGATTGACCGGCCCCGGCGGACCCCGCGCCCCGGCTCCGAAGTGCTAAGCGCTCTTCGATGAAGAGGAGCTGGAAGAGCTGGTGCCGACCGAGGCGGCTGCCTTGTTGAAGGCCTCCTGCAGCTTGCGCTGCTCCTCGCCGCGCTTGGCGGTCTCCTCGGCCTGCTTCTCGCGCTCCTCCTGCTCTTCCTTCGCAGCCTTGTCCTCGGACTCGACTGCGGCCTCGACCTCTTCATCGTGCTTGTCGATCAGGTTGTCGCGCCACTCCTGCACGTCGTCGGGCAGCTCGCCGACCCTGTCGGCGTACGAAAGGTCGGGGCTGACATACGAGGCTTTCGGATGGCCGACGGGGAGCGTCGCCTTCGACTCGCGCTCCTGACGCTCCTTCTCTCTTTCCTTCGCCGTGCTCTTTGTGCTGGTGGGCACTGTCGCTCCTTTCGTTGTCATTCGGGTTCTGGCGCTACTCGACGAGCGCCAGGCCGTTCGCTTCCGCCATCATCTCCACGAGCACCTGCTCGAAGCCGTCGGCGTAGCGGCGCAGACCGTCGACACCGAAGACGACGTCGGGCTGCTCGCCCTGTCCCTCCGCGACCACGACGCCGTGCTCGTCGATCTTCTGCACGACCGGCATGACCAGGAACTTGTACGGACGCAACGTCACGTCGGCTGCACCTCCGGAGTGAGTGGCGGCATCGGCTGCACCTCCGGAATGAGCGGCTGCGGAGGCGGCGGCGAGTGACCGGCACTGATCGAGACGCCGATCGAGTCCTTGGACGGGTCGCCGCCGAGCATGGTCAGCACCTCGGCCGGGGTGGCTGTTGGGACCGTCTCACCCTCGGTCAGGTTGATCTGGACGTTGATGTTCATCGGTTCTCCTTAGCTGACGCGGACAGGGGTGACAGCAATCGTTCGCGACCCGAACGTTGTCGAGGCGGCGTACTGGTAGACGACGAGCCGCAATGTGTCACCCGCTGAGACATTCACCGTTCCTTCGTATGACGCAGGAAACTGCATCCCGTTCGACGGAATCGAGACGGTTACATAAGCCCCGAGCGGCCCTGCGTTGATGTTCGCCGCCGCGATGCCAATCACGCCACCACCCGCAGGGCCGGTGATCTGAGCGCCAATGCGAACGCGGTAAATACCAGTACGCGGGACGATGAAATCAGGACCCGGAGTTGGAGAGCACCACGTCCAAGAACCGACGACATTCGTGAGGGGGCTTTCGGCCAAGTTGATCAACGTATGGGTGGACGAGCCACCGATGAACTCCCACTTCCATGCGAGAGTCGAACCGGCGACATAGCGAAAGCGCCAAGCGTAAGTCGGAGCCGTGAGCGAGTCGACCAACGTGTACTCCTGCCCGTCCACCGGGGAGGCGGGAAGGGAGGTGCCGTAAGCGGTCGTCGCAATCGCGCCGTCGGTCTTCAACACGGCGGCGGCGGCGCGGTAGAGGTTCGTGTCGTAGGTGCTGCCGAACGCGATCGCAGGAGCACCGGCCACACCGTTGTAGCCCAGCACGACCTGGTTCCCCGACCCAGCCGACGCCAGAATCGTGGAACCAGTCTGGAGTGCTCCGTCGGTCTTGAGCGTGCTCGCGGCGGCACGGTAGAGGATCGTGTCGCTTACTGCGTTCCCCGGCCCCCACTGCTGTTGGCCGTTGACGTTGATGTTAAAGCGATAGGAAGTGTCGCCCGGTGCAAGCGAGGCGAGCGCCTGCCCAGACGCCGCCGGGGGGTTGAAGACAAGACCGATGCCTGCCGTTCCCACCACATACAACGACCCATCGGTTTTCAACTGCCCCGCCCCTGCGCGGTAGAGACGGGCGTCCATCGCCGAGCCGAAGTCAACACTCGCGGTGCCACCGTTATTGCCGATCCGCACCTGGGTCGCGCCGCCGTCCTGCGCGTACAGATCAAGACCAGCGCGGAAGTTCTGGCCTGCCTTGAGCACGCCAGCGGCCGAACGGGCAAGCGTCGTGTCGGCCGCGGTCGCACCACCCGGCCCCCACTTCATGTCGCCACCGTGTGAAATCGAGAGGCGAGCATTAGCCTCACCGCTGACGGTCGACTGGAAGGCGACATTGCCTGCAGTGAACGTGGCGGGGCCGTAAGAGAAGCCGACCCCCAGCGGGGTCGACTGCACGTAGATACCACCTCCGACGCCGAGCGCACCGTTGCCGATTCGCGCCAGACTCGTATCCGCGTTCCAGACGATCTTCTGCGCGGAGGCGAAAGCGATGTTCGAGCTTGCGTCCAGGCCGACGTAGCCGGAGGCGGCGTTCTTGCGCACGACCTGTTCGAGCGAGTTCATGTTCACCGCGTTCAGCGGTGTGACCTGGTCTGTCCAGTTGATCGTGCTCATCAGGCTCCTAGCATCACGGGGACGGAGAAGGAACGAGAACCACGTCTCGACAAACAACCGGCGTCAAAACAACGTCCTGGCAGACAAGCGCTGGCAACGTGACATCCACCAGCGGCGGGATGTGCAAGTAGACCCGGAAGACCTTCGGCTTGCCGACCGTCGATGACGGGGGAACGCCGAGCAGCCTGAACTTGATTCCGATCCGGGTGCCGAACTGCTGCGCCGTGTCCAGACCGGGCGGGTGAACAGCCTGCGTCGCCTTGACGACGCCGAACTGCTGCGCACTCGCGATCCCGGCAACGGGGACGCGGACGATCGTGTAGATGCTGACGTTACCGAAGAGCGGACCGTGGTCAAGCGCATAGCCGACGTTGATCTGGCCGGTCAAGTACTGCCCCGCCAGGTACGGAATCAGTGTCCACTGCAGGCCGGTGACGTGAACGATCTGGTTGACCTGCAGCGAACTGGAGAACTGCTGCGCGGAGGAGAGTCCGGTGAGCAGACGCGCCTGCGGCAGCGACGGTGTCCCGACGACGCTCGCAGGCCCAAGACCCGTAACGGTGAAGACGATCTTCGTCTTGATCGCGCCGAAGCTCTGCGCGGACGCAACCGCCCCGACGGGCTGCCTGAAAGCAGTCTTGGGCGAGCCGAACGCCTGCGCCGAGGAAACACCACCAACGACACGGGCAATGACGTTGCGGATGGTGGGCACACCGAACTGCTGTGCTGTCGGAACGCCAGCGGTCGGATAGATGTTGACAGCGTGGACTGTCCCGAACTGAACGCCGGGTGCGCCAAGGACGAGTGAGCCGTCACCCGCGACAACGGTGCCGGTGATCGAAGCGTCGTAGTCCGGCGGGTAGACGCTGCCGACCTCAGGCATCGTCTAACTCAGAGCTTCGCGATCCAGGGAACCGAGTTTTGCCACTGGATCGTGATGTCGCCCCCGTTCGGAGTGACGGTGAAACCGTCGATGTAGAAGAACAGCGGCGAGGTCCCGGCGACTCCAGTGTCTTTGAAGACGGCGAGGCAGTCGATGTTCGCCCCGGAAGGCACAGCCAGGAAGGTGGCGTCCCCGGCGTCGAAAC